TGTACGCGCAATTAGACCCGCTTAGACGTATCGCACCTGTTCGATTCGAAGACGTACCCTCACGGGTTATCGTCGTCGAGAAGAACTGGAAAGGCGGTCGCGTCATTGCTGCTGAACAGACTTCGCGTCAATTCTTGCAGCAGTCCATCGGTCGTACGATCAAAGCCGCTCTCGAAAAGAGTGGTCTCGATCTTACGGAAAATGGTAAGCATAAGTCTTTTCTCATGTCGGGATTGGAACACCTGGTAACAGTGGACCTTTCGGATGCTTCTGACTTCGTGTCGATGCGCTTAGCGCACGGCATCATCCCGTCAAATTGGATGAAGCTTATCAATAGCACGCGTTCTAAGGTACTTGACGTACCCGGGCACGGGCTCATGAAAACGAAGACAGTTGCGTCGATGGGTAACGGATACTGCTTTGCGTTGTTGAGTTTAGTCTGTTCCGCTGCATGTTGCACCGTAACAGGAAACTCGCGACCGTATAAGACGTGGTCCGTGTGGGGTGATGATATAATCATCCACAGCCGCTATTACCAGAAGCTCGTGGAACTTTTGACTCAGTGGGGTTTGATCGTTAACTACGAAAAAACATTCCAACCGAGTCAGCCGTTCGCCGAAACGTGTGGAATGGACGTCTGGCGGTGCGATGGACGAAACGTCCGCCCGCATTACCTAAGATGTCCAGCCAAGTTTTCCACGACTGATCAGCGCGCAGTCGAGAAGCTACGTTCGTTCCAAAGATTTGCAACGAACTCTGGCTTATCGCTGACGGCATCGTATCTGTATGACATATTAGTTCCTATGTACACGGACACCTTAAAGAACAGGAAACTGTTCCGTGGCCTTGTACTCAGGTCTCCTATGTTTACTGATATTCCGGGACATATTAATGAAGCTTCGGATGGCACGTGTGACCCAAAAGTCATACGTTACAACCCTAACCTTCAACGCCTTGAATGTCTGGCACTGAGTGCTAGACCCAAGCGGCGCAATACGTCTCTCGATGCTTCGGGATCTTGGACCAAGGCGTTTTTCGGGTCTATTGACTACGATGAACGCTCACGGTCCTGGGTAGAGGTCCTGGCGCGGGATTACGTGCCTTGCTTAGTTTGGCAAGAATGCGTATCCTACTGATAGCGTCGCAC